GTTCTGCGCTTGTTGTTGTGCCTGTTGATAACCTTGCGAACGAAGCTGTGAGCCTGTGCGAGCCTGTTGCTCCATGACGTTGCGGTTAAGTTCTTGCTCTGCAATTGCCTGACGAGAGCCACCAAAGGCCCCGCTTCTTGTCGCTTGAGCACCAATACCTTGCTGGGCAATCTGACCCTGACGACCAATATCAGCCTGTGCCTGTTGTACAACGTCTTCTAAATATGGGTCCATGTATGCGGAAACTGACCGAGGGTCATACGCACCAAGAGACTGCCCGATCAAAGGAGCACCCGACATTGTTGTGCCGATACCTTGCCCGATGGCCGAGGCCCCAGCACCAAGTGTCTGTTGACCCGCTTGCATCATCGGGATGTATGAACCAACGCCAGAGTAGCCAAGACCGATTGCCGCCGTTTGACCGGGAGTCAGCCCTGCGATCTGTTGACCGGGGACAGTGACTGGAGTACCACCAAGCTGTCGCGCAGAAGCAAGCAAATCTTTTAAATAGTTTTCCTGATACTCAGGAAGCTGAACGCTAGTTGTACTTGTCGTCGTTGCCATTATGCCAGCGCCTCATACTTTTTCATCATTTCGTACATTTTGGCTGCTCCTCCAGCACCATTAACGGCTTTTTCTGTGAAGACAAACTCACCGTCCGAGAGCCTTGCTTCTTGGACCGGTGCACCGTTCTGGTAAATCATAGCAGGAATATCGTCGCTAGTCCCGGTTCCTGGACCTTGAATAAACCCACCCATTGCATAGCCAATACCTTGCATGTTCTGTAAATACTGTAAATAAGGGTGAAGACTTCCTATCCCTTGATCCATCATGTTACTTGTCCTCGGGCCTTACGACCTTGACTATGCCATCTTCTTGATACAACCGCCCAACTTCGAGTACGGTAATAGCGTCTCTGGTTGGTAAGTCAGATGCCGAAAACACTGGGTTACGCACGTCTCCGACAAGGTTTTCCAACGAACGAACAAGCTGGTTCAGGTATGTTGGATCATACTGTGCGGGCGCACTGGGCAAGATAGCATTAACACGTTTTCCACTCATCGTTTACCGTCCGGTCTAGCGTCTAACCTTGGAGCACCCAGTCTCCACATCGTACCTAATTCGTTACTTTCTACCCTAACGGCCATTTGCCGTCCTCTTGCTCGTAAATATAACTGATCCGTGTGCTTTTCTACAGGGGTTGCGATAGTCCTGACAACATCTCCAGACACGGTTTCTGTCGGGCTTCCAGAAGAAAAGTCTTTTGACTTAACGGAGAAAGTTGTTGTTGGGTTATCAGAAATAGAATCCTCATACAAAATATCCGGGATGACTCGACGAACCAACATGAACTGATCACCGTCGCCAATGTCAAAATCTGCACTCTCAATAAAGGCGTTAAGAGGAGTTGAAGGCGTTGTACTGGTGTCGTCAAACAAGCCGTCAATTTCATGCTTGTATAAGTTTCCATCGGAAGATGCGGCAAAGGGGTAACTACGAATCGCGGTTCCGGGTTCAAGCCACGCGGTTCTGTCCATCGTTCCGAAATACCAAACGTTATCTAAGTAGTTGTAAACAACATATCGGTTGCACTCTCCCGAGGATTCGTCTGGATAGAACCACCAAATCTCGTTGTTCCAACTAAATGCTCCGGCATACACTTTAAAGGACTGCGGACGGTTGAGGTTGTCAAAAACAAACTTACGGACCGAGCAAGGAATTGTTTGAACACGTCCATCATAAACGTAAAAATTGTTTTGCCCCATCCAGTAAACTTTGTCGTTGATCGAAATACCTGCGTTGGGACCAATCACGCGGATATTGTCCGCGATCAGTGTTTCGCCAAAAGTAAACGGAGGACCGATAAACTGAAGGCTGTGCAAACTGTGCTCCGTAAACACCAAAATCTGGCGAGATGTTTTAAAAGCCGCAATGATGTCCGAGCCTTGCCCCAACCGGATGTCCCCCGCAGTATTGGTTGCGGTTGGTAACCAGTCTGCTGGGTTTTCTTGAGACGAGAATCGAATCAGAAGAGGGTCTTGTTCGGTGCTTCCAACGGGATTACAGCCTAGCGCAAGTACATGTCTGTCGGCCTCAGAGACCATAACCTTTTTGGCAATAATTGGTACTTCTCTGGCATTCCCCAGATTGCCTAGCTCAATAGCTCTGGAAGTCAGTCCTTTTGACGCATCCCAATAATAGATACGCCCGTCTGTATGATTAAAAATTAAGTCTTCGCCAAAGTTATCGGCAGACCAAATTCTTAAAGTCTGGTTATAAAGATTAGCAAGCGTACTGCCCCAACCTAAACGGCCCCAAGTTCCAGAGCCCCAGCCCGGACCCGCAACGGAAGTAGCTAATCCTTTTTCTAAAAGATAAAAAGCTTGTGCTTGTCCTTGTTCGGAATAGGTAGTTCCAGCGTTTGCCGGAAGGGTGATAGTGTATGTGTTAACCGTTGGGATTGTTTGAATAACAAACTCCCCCGTTAACAAGTCTTCCGTTGTTCCATCTAGTCCAGAAACCGTGTCAAAAAGAACACGGTCGCCAAGCTCTACACCATGTTCAGGATCGTGTACCGTGGCTGTTGCGCTTCCGGATGTCGTAGAAAAACTGATAGCCATTATTCACCTTCTGTAGTTGTTACAGTCACGGTACCAACAGTGGTCGTAGCCGCATCGGTATACGGTGTTAACTCCAGATCAATCGTACCAGAAAGTATGACAGGCATTGTAATTACTCCAACCTGACCAACCTGACCAGAAGACGACAGACCCGCATCCTCTGGTTGCCTGATTTCAATCATTAATAGGTTATTGGCTACAATACCAGCGGCCTCCAGACCTTCTGGAATAACCCGTTCTCCGTTGTGGGTAACGGTCACTTCCCCGACTGCCACTGTTCCAAGAGGTCCGTTTTCCCCAATAATGTCTTGCAACAAAATTGGTATAGGAAGTCCGACGTTTAAAGAAATAGTTTGAGCGGTCCCTGAAACACCTGTCACTTCAATTGGCAACAACACCGTTCTGCGGTACGGAGTAATGTCGTACAAAGTTCCAGATTCTTCTAGATAAACTTTTTCTTCCGTCCCGATCATCATCAAGCTTAGGCTTTGCAGTGTCACAAACTCGTGGAGTTTACGCACCGTACCAAGGATACTCGTGTCGATGGTTTCCCATCCGCGGATACGTTCAACGTATCCGTTACGAAAGCGGACTTTATCGCCATCATACCAACCGCCCTCGTTTGAGTAGTTGGTGCCCTCTCTGTTTATTCCGGGCTTAAAGACTAGCTTGGATAACGGCATTATCTTTTACTTTAAGTTCCTGCTTCTAATAAAGCTAGACGTTTTTCTAATTCAGAAATTTTATCTTCTGTATTTGATTCCAAAGCTTTAAGTTCATTTTCTCGTGTTACAAATTCTTCTGGTTTTGTTTCAGTCCAACCATCAGCTAAATGAGCTTCAATATCCATGTCACCTTCAACAGTTTGGATGACACCGTTAGTTAATTTATATAGTGTTGTCATATCAACTCCTTATTAAAAGTAAACAACATATTGAGTAATTGTTGTGGAGTCGTCGTTGTCTCCTAGACTAGTTGAAACAGTTGATGTTGTGCCTGTGCCATATGTAAGAGTCATATCGCCGTATTGAATGGAGCTATTAACTCTTACTTTTTGAAATCTAATCCAACCATTATTTGTAGGAATAGTAATTGTGCTAGTTGCAGATCCGCTTCCAGATCCAGAGCCTGATACTTGACCAGCAGGTCCACTACCGACATTTGATATTTCATTATCTACATACGCTTTAATTGACTGCTGTGTGGCGAGTGCTGTGGCACTGTCAGAAGTCATGTCGTCTTCGTCTTTGATGCTTGTAACTTTTGTTGTTTCGCTAGCTATGTTGAAACCATGAGCGAAATTTGCAATCCCTTGTTTTGTTGCATCATAGGCATAAAGTGTAAACATCCCATCGTAAAATTGGATAAACGAACCATCGCCAACTGGGTTCACACTACATTCTATAACCTCTAAATCGTTACCTATCGATGGGTCATAAATAATTTTACGATTACCAATTTTGTAAATTGAGTCGCCAGCTCTGCCTATCTGAACTACGCCAGTGCCACCGTTGTCCGCAATTCTCAAGCTACCCTCTGTATCGGTTGCTTTAATCGTGTTGCCATCGATCTGCACATTGTCGATGTCTACTGCACCTGTAAATTCAGTACCGTCTGCATCAATAGTGACAGCCGTGGTCAAACTTCCATTTTTGGTGACTGAAAAAAACATTGACCCGTCTTCAGTACCAGCGGATACATCCGCAGATTGAACTTCAATTTTTCCGTAAAAAGGATACGATGGAATTCCACCAGCGTTATTCGGCCCACGAAAATAAAGACGGCCTATCACATCATTGTCTGATGGAGTTAGATGTTCACTTATTAGGCTAAGATTAACCGCACTTTCATCATCTGTTCCTCTGATTTCTACAGTGTCAGATTCTAGTCTTAATGAAGTACCATCATCATTAATTTCAGGTGTTGTTATACTATTGCTAGCATTAAAATTAATGCCTGCAACATTGCCAGTAAATGTAGCGCCACTTAATTGTGCGTAACCACTAAGGTCATATGTTGTATCCGTCCAAGGGACGTTGACATACATTTGTTCGTTATCAAGCTCTACGGGATAATTTTTACCGTCTTCGGTGTAACCAACTTTAACTAGACCTAGAGCAGAACTAGTTGCAACTGTGTAGGTTGTGTCATTATCCGTCCAAGGAACGTTGACAAACATTTGTTCGTTATCAAGCTCTACGGGATAATTTTTCCCGTCTTCGGTGTAACCAACTTTAACTAGACCTAAAGTAGAACTGGTTGCAAGGGAGTAAGTGGTGTCAGACAAAGACACTGTTCCGCCCGCATCCGGGAATGTAATCGTCCTGTCGGCTGTTGGGTCAGCAAAGGCAATTGTGGTTTCAAACTCATCCGCAGTACCTTCATAAACAATATTATTAAGGACCAAGTCCGCGGGGCTGTAAGAAATATTGCCTGTTGAATCTGCTGTTGCGGTGGTTGTACCTAATGCAAACTTATCTAAGCTTTCATCCCAAAGAAATATTGCATTATCACCAGTAGTGCCACGCTCAATGATAATACCGCTGTCATTAGCGTTAGCTGTAGCGCCAGAGTTAAGCTCTAACAAATTGTCTTCAACGACTGTGTTTGTAGAATCCAGTGTTGTGGTTGTTCCGTTAACCGTCAAGTTACCGGATAAAGTTAAGTTCGTACCTGAAACATTACCTGTAAACGTAGCACCAGCTAACGGAGCGTAAGGACTAAGATCGTATGTTGTATTTACCCAAGGGACATTGACAACTAAGTTATCCGAACCGTCCACTTGAATGGCATAAGTTCTGCTGGCGGTAGCAGAAAGAGTATTTGCCGCTACTGTTTGAGAAGTTTCAGGCACGTTGGCATTAAAAGTGTTGTCTTCCGCCAGGGTTAAACCGGTGCCTGATGCGTATTGAGTATCTGTCCCTTCAGTGTTTACCCAGGGAACGTTGACAACTAAATCACCATCACTATCAGTTTGAACGAGGTAGGTTCGTCCATCCGCGGTACCTACAGACGCTTGAGTCGCTGTGTTTGTCGCAGCGGTACCTAAATTAACGCTAAATTCTGTACCGGAAAGTTCAAGCCCCGTTCCAGCGGTATATGTTGTGTCAGACAAAGACATTGTTCCAGTCGAGGTCGGGACTGTAATAGTCGCCGCCCCGTTCTTAATTTGACTGATCTCCGGCGATGTTAATGTTTTGTTAGTCAGCGTTTGCGTACCAGTTAAAGTTGCAACAGTCGAATCAATGTCTAATGTAATCGTTTGATTGGCGGCGGTTGAGCTAAGACCCGTGCCGCCAGTAACTGTAAACGTTTGACTATCGAGATCAACAGCACCAGTACCACTGTCGCCCGCGAAGTCCAAATCATGAGCATCAACATACGTCTTAACAGCTTTGGCTGAAGGGATTGTTGTGTCAGTCGCCGCAACTGTAGTTAAGTCAGTATCTAGGACACCTGACTTCAGGTTATCCACTTCAAGGTTGCTAATGGTGTTGCTATCCGCATCGATAGTTTTGTTTGTTACGGTTTGAGTGCTATCTGTATCAACAAGAGTCTTACTAGACGGGATAGTCGTTCCATCAAGAGTCGTTGTGCTACTTGAAGTCAAGGTTGTGAAAGCACCTGTTGATGGAGTCGATGCACCTACGGCGCTACTGTCAAGAGTAGAAGATTCAATGGTTTTGTTTTGAAATGTCTGGCCGGTGGTAGTTGTTGCAATCTCAGCACCGCCGATAGTCGTTCCAGCGGGGAAGTTATCGATTGCAGATTGTGTGTTAGTGCCGTCGCAATACAGCACCATTGTTTTACCATTCGGGATAACAAGCCCTGTTCCCGCGGATGTTTTAATAGTAAGTTGTTGCCCGCCAGTAGTGCCGTTTTTAATGATGTATATTTTTTCTCTAGGGGGGATTACTACGTTTCTTCCCGCTGTTAAAGCTTCACTGCTAACAATAGATAAAATTGCATAACGCGCTTCATCGTCGGTGTAATCTGTCCCGCCTTGAGAAGACGCGTTACCAGTTGCTGTTGTCAGTGTTTTATCAGCATCGGTCATCGTAACTGTTTTAAGACCGGCAATCGCTTGCTCTAAGATCGTACCTAAATTGATATTAGTACGGTCGCCCCAAGTACCGGAAAATTCTCCGGTAGTCATTAACTCAAGACGTAATCTATCCGAATAAGTTGCCATCTATAGTTCCTATGCCGCTTTGTTTACCCAGTTAACGTCTGAAGACGGAGATATCTCAGTATAACTCGGAGATTGAGTTGGTGCCAATTCAGTATAACTCGGAGATTGCTCCGGAGTAATTAATCCCCAAACAAGTGCTTGACCAAGTTGACCAAGCATGGCTGGAGAAATTGGGAAAACCTCTGCGTCCGCAGTAACAGTAACATCATTAGTGAAAACCGTCGCTTCAAAGCCAGACACAAATATCTTAATCTGCGTGCGGATGATGTAGTTTTCGTCTAGCTCTGCCGTCGCTTCAAGGCCGGTAACCTCGGTGACCGCAGTGGCAATAACAGTAGCGTCGTTTGTAAACGCTGTTGTTTCGACGCCCGTAACATCAATATTTGCGTTAGCAGTAACGACGGCGTCATCAACCGCGCCAGTAGCCTGTACTCCAGTGACATCGATAACTGCTGTTGCGACAACGATAGCGTCATCAACCGCGCCAGTAGCAAATACACCTGTAACCTCGGTGACCGCTGTAGCAACAGTAACAACGTCATCAGTAACTGCTGTCGCTTCTACACCTGTTACCGGAGTGTTTGCGTCTGCAATAACAACAACGTCATCAACCGCGCCGGTGACTGACAAACCTGTGACAGGAGCGTCCGCGTTTGCTTTAGCTGTAACGGAGTCAACGGCTAAAGTGCCTTGAACTCCGGTGAGGGATAGAGTGCTGTCCCCAACAACACTGACGGAACCAACCGCGGAAGAGATACGGAATACGGGAACATCTGTGTTATCTGTGATTACCACATTTGCGTTTGCAAACGCGGTAACAGAACCAACCGCCCCTGTAGCGGCGCCAAGTTCTGTTGCTTGAATAACATTGGGGTTGACGCCCCCTTCTGCGCTAAAGGGGCTTTCTGCGTAGGTTGCGACAGAAAAGCTCATATCTCGTCCTTAATGGTTTTCTATATCATACCATTCTCAGACGAGAAGAGCGTTACATCACTCCTCGTCAGGAACGTTTTCTACAACAGTAGGCTCTGGCTGGTCCGCAGATGCTTGTCGTTGAATGCTCATGATTAGGTTCATAGATGCTTTTGCAGGCAATTCGCCCAGTGCACCAAGCATAAGATTAAGTTCTTCTGTTGTAAAATTTAATGTGTGATTCATAGGGTCTCTGCTTCTCTTGCTTCTACTTCATATGGGTTATTCCAATACCCATATCTACTTGTGTAATATATATACTTTACAGCAAATTTCAAGCGACCTTCTTGTTCAATTTGCTCTAAGTGTTTCTTTTCATGACGTATTAGTTTCTCATCGTCCATGTGCTCAGGATCAAGATAAATGACATTCCAAAACGATGTCCACCCCTGAAATCCACAGAGCTTCATGTACCATTTAATCGGACCGAACCAAGGACGTATCTTCATTTAAACGCCTGCATCTTCTTTACGTTAATTTAATAAAATCTGAATCAGCATGATCAAAATCATAACTTTTAGTATTTTTATTAATAATATCAAAAGCGATTGTAATACGCCTTTCATCCCCAGATACTGAAGTGGTCCTATGTTTAGAATCTTCTGTATTACAGAACAAGAGACCGTTGCTTACAGATAATACTCGTTCTTCAACGCCGTCATCTGAAAGGAATTCTGTATATTGATTGGGCGGAGAAGAGACAGTAAAAACACCGTGATAATTACCTTCAAACCCTACAACATGCCTGTGGTAATCTAAGTTAGGATGTTCATGTGTATAAACATTCATCCATCCGTTTATATAGTATGCTCCTTCACTTTCTATTTGCCTAAATAATGGTCGAATGGCTTCCAATAAAGGATTCGCAAAAGGTTTTTTAAATATGTTTTGAATGTTGTCATGATCATAAAAATGAGATAACGAACTAGCCAAACAGCTTTCTTGCAGAGCATCGGTGTCTAAATTTAAGGTGAATGTGCGTATATTCATATCAACTAAATGTCAGCGTAAAGTTTTGACCAGCACCACTAATAAACTGATAAGGGGGAGCACCGGTGAAAGTTGATCCTGAACCTCCGTAACCAGTGCCAACATCCCATTTAGCGGTAGCTGTAAAAGTCGCACCAGGCGTAATTGCTGTATAAACGCACTCTGCCCTATTAAAAAACCCAGTTGATGTTCCTGCCGCATTGCTCCAATCGCATCTTGTCCATCCAGCATTTCCTTGACTACCGTCCATGTATATAGTCATGCCGGTAAATCCGGGATTAGCGTATCTGCGGACATCAAGCACTCGACGCCCTGACGGGGTATCGGTAGAATTACTTAATGACCCTACATTGTTATTATAACTGCTAGTTGATGTTGAGATTGACCCGCCAATTGAAAGTCTGTATCCGTAAACAGGGTAGTAACCAGTTGCAATCGTACCTGAGACACCATTCATTGTTTGAAGCACCTTCGACAAACCATAAAAGTCTGAAAGACTTATTGTGCCGCTTGCAGGTGTGCCTCCACCCGGTTGAGCAGTCACATCAAGGTATGCGGTTAGCGTTCCCATGGCAGAACCGTAACGAGCCTCTGAAAAATTAAACGTATTGTTAGATCCAGTAATAAGCGTTGCCGGGCCACGCAACCAATACTTATTGGCCGAAGCAAAATTCTGAGTAGTCTCCGTGTATAGATACCATCCAGAAGTTGACCCTGCCGCATCTGTAGTCAAACCTGTACCGCTTGAACTAGTTCCTCCCTGATCTCTACACCATCGCCCATTAATACGAGTGGAAGAGATACCTAAAAAAGTACTGCTTGCGTAGGCCGCTTGGTTCCCCGAACCGCTTGTTTCCCAACCAATAGCGTTTGCAGAAAAAGTATATAAGTTTGTTCCAAATCCTATATTATCTAATTGCAAATCTGACTGAAAGTTAGTCATTCCTGTGTGTAAGAAAACTGGACGAACGGTATGCCCAGAATAAGCAGAAACATTTATGCTTCTATTCACCCAAATTGCATTGTTGCCGCTAACGGTAAAAAGGGCGGGAGATAGTCCAATCGGTTGACTCGCCCCAGCACCACCACCTACGCCATAATACTCACTGATAGAAATCGGGTTTGAGCCACCAAACTCTGTTTGAACGTCATTGAGTGATATCGCACCAGATGTTTGTAACGTCATTAATCAAGCCCCTTCAGTGCAGTGATTTCGTTCTTGAGTGCGTCTATTTGTTCCTGTTGTTCTTTAACTGCTTCAATAAGTAATCCAACAAGGTTGCCGTATGCGACAGACTTTGTGCCAATCTCGTCATCAGTAGTTACTACAACTTGAGGAATAACCTCTTCAACTTCTTGAGCGATAACACCAAGACCATCTTTACCGTCTTTGGTATATGTCACGCCACGCATAGATGTTATTTTGTCTAGAGCGTTATCAATGGTCTGAACATTTTCTTTTAAACGAATATCAGAAAATGCTGTGACATCACCTGTAGCTGTGACACTTCCTGTAACTTGAATACCTGAGCCGGTTGTTGCTAACTTTGTAGAGCCGTCATATCGTAGCTGTACGGTGTTATTCCTTTGGCAATAAATTGCCCACTCATTATCAGTATCATTATATATGCCACAACTGGTAGGCCCATCAGACATAAGTACCCAATCATCTCTGATTGCGTATCCGGCCCAAGTAACTCCACGATCATCATCTACTTTAATTGTGCCGTAGCTTCCTGTGGCTTGGTCTACCCAAGTAAGCTCATTAGCCGCAGGTTGAAATGCACTAGAGTGATTGCCATCAAGCAAATCAGCATCTAAACCACTGCCAGAACCATCAACAGTTTTAATTGCAGTTAATATCTCAGAAGCTGTTTGATCTGCTGTTGCACCATTTTCTACGTTGATAAAAGCACGAATAGATCCGGCATCACCGTGTCTAATATAATTATCATTTCCAGTTTCAACCATTACTTTGGTAACACCAGAACTAACGTCATTAGCAGTAGTGTTAAAATAGTTGGCAAAAATGTATCCAGACGAATGGCGTTGAACAATTGTACTATTACTTGCACTTACACTAGGTTGTGCGCCATCTAAAGTGTCAGCATCTAAGCCACTACCTGATCCGTCATTTCCCGCATGCCATATTTTGTAACGGGACGCACCTTTAGACCATCCACCCACAAACAGATCGTTAGTGTCGCCGTCAAGCCCAAAGTATGTTGCGTAATCACTGCCAACGTGGAAAGCCATAAAGGCATCGTTACCTGCACCGGAGCTATAACACTCTAAGCTAGCCTGATTTGCAGATGTTGTTGCCGCATTAGTGTTAGAAAAGAAAGTAATTTTGTTAGCATAGTTAGTTACTGAATTACTAGTATCGTTTCTAATAAATGAGCTTGCATGAAGACTATCAACAGTATCAGCATTACCAGTAATACTGATTCCCCAAGTACCAGAAGCACCGCCACCTGTTTTAGTTGGATATGTCCCATCAGTTACAGCCGACCTAAACTGTGCAGGAGTGGTTGGTCTAATGTAATTGTTATTTGCAGTGTCTATCTGCGTCATTATGAAGCCAACTGTTGAGTTCGTAGTGTCATATTCGCTTCGGAATAAGCGAGCATTTATGTCGCCTGACGAATCACGAGCAACAACTTTGCTTGCAGTTGACGCTGTAGTGGCATCTACATTCAGTGTTACTCCACCTGAAGTACCACCACCTGTTAAGTATGATCCTGCAGTTACACCTGTAATATCACCTGTGTTTGTGGTATAGCCATTAGGGTTTGATGCAGGGTAATAATATGACCCTTGTTGACCGTCGAGAAGGTCAGCATCTAGGCCACTGCCAGAGCCATCGTTAACATCTGTCCATATTTTCTGCCAAGCAGACCAAGAAGTATTATAACCACGAGTGTATGGTTGTCCTGTTTGAAAATGAGTAGCTAATTGCCCAGTGACATTACCTTCGTTGCCGAAAGTCATTACAGCATAATAAGTGTTAGTTGGATTAGATCCGTTGGGGTTTACTCGTCTACTTGATGACTCTTGATAGTTTGGTGAGGTAGTCTCAGACAATTGCTCAACAAAAGAACTAGCGTGATAGCCATCAAGAGTGTCAGCATCTAAGCCGCTACCAGAGCCATCCACAGTCTTAATTGCAGTTAATATCTCAGATGCCGTTTGATCCGCTGTTGCTCCAGACTCAATGCCATTTAGCTTAGTATGATCCGCGTCAGTAAATACATTAGAATTTGTTGCTGACTCTACAAGAGTACGAATCTCCGCTGCAGTTTGGTCCGCTGTTGCGCCAGATTCAATACCATTTAGCTTAGTATGATCAGCGTCAGTGAATACATTAGAGTCGCTCGCTGACTCTACAAGAGTACGAATCTCCGCCGCCGTCTGGTCCGCTGTTGCTCCAGACTCAATGCCGTCTAGCTTTGCACCATCAGTGGCAAGGTCTCTGCCATCAACAGTACCGCCAACAGTGACATTACCGGAACCGTCAACAGTTAGTAAGCTAGTATCACTGGCATTAATAACGTAAAAAGTACCATCGTTTTCAAACCCAACAGAACCTTTTAAAACATTATCAACCCAGAACCCAGCATAGGTGCCCAAACCATTAGCAGGGGTACCTGTGGTACTCGTATTGAGCTTCAATGACCCAAAGTTGCCCGTGGTATTTGACCCAGCGTCTCGCGTGACAAGAAGCGGGGGATATGTAGCAGAACTTACACTGACCTGCCCGCTAAAATTAGCGCCAGACAACGTGGCAAACGCAGAGGCATGATTGCCGTCTAACAAATCAGCGTCTAATCCAGAGCCAGAGCCATCATTGGAAGTATCGAAGAAACCAAGACCACGAATATCTGCGGCGGTTTGATCGGCGGTGGCGTTTGCTTCAATAGCGTTTAATTTTGAAAGTAATGCATCAGTAAGCGCATTTGTATCACTATTGTTTTCGTAAGCCGTTTTTATTTCTGCATCAGTTTGATCGGCGGTGGCGTTTGCTTCAATACCGTCTAACTTGGTTCCATCTGTTGCAACGTCTCGGCCATCGACAGTACCGCCAACTGTAATGTTACCTGTGACAGATAGTGCTCCAGAAAGCGAGCCGTCTACACCTTCTATATCATCAACAACTAACGTGCCTGCACTGTAAGAGGCATCACCGGTGTCAATTGTTCCGGTAGGCTCTGGATCATACTCATCTACCAACTTGAACTTCGAGTCAGTGACATCGAAGAACATGCCGACGTGTGTGTATCCAACACCACTTCCGCCAGTATTGCGGTTAGACCAAATGCCTGTGTCTACATCTACCGGTGTAGCTGTGCCAGACCACACATCATTCAATGTGTGCCCTGTCGTTGAACCAAAGTCAATTTTAATACCATTATCTAAGGTTTGATCACCACCAGTGATGGCAACACCTGTAGCTTCTGTCGTACTAAAGTTATCTTTGGACCAAGAGAATGTATCTGGTGTACCTGTCGCATCAATCTTAACGTAATACGTTGTTGATGCTGTGCCACTAAAGTGTCCTGCAAAATAAGCGTCATCAAGCCCACTACCAGTAAATGTAGTGTTTGCTTCGCCTATAGAGTCCCCGGAATTTAAGTATAAGAAAGGTGCGCCTGTCTCAACATTTGTAGAGGAGGCAACAGTTTGAGAGCCTACAACGGTTAAGTCACCGTCAATGATCAAGTCACCACCGATGTGAGTATCGGTACGCACACGGAAAGAGTTGACTGAGTGATTCTGCTGATTGACGAGCAGGATACCTGTTGAGGCATCTGAATTGACAACCCATCCCAGACACATAGGGAAGTTAGGGTAGGTAGGAGATGCGTTTTGTACCGCGCCGTCTGTTAAACCAACAAAAAAGTTTGTCCCGGCAGATAATCCAGAGGTATCAACATCCTCAACTAAACCGGCTGTACATACATAACCGTATGTGTTGTTTTCAATGCTATGAGCGGCTATACCTTGAGCATTGTATTTGTTTACGTCTGTTGCATTAGCTCTAGCGGCTGTAGGGTAGCCATTGAAGTTTCCGCTAAAGTAAAGCGGCTCGCCTTTAGCAATCGTAACGCCACTGTTATTGTAGACTTTTTGATGCTCTTCTAAGCCAACTTCGTGAACAAGCCCACTCTCGTCACCATAGTAATTCAAGGTATTATGAATACTATCGTACCAAATCAATCCTTCAGAATATGACGGATGTTCTGACTGAGCTTCTAGTTGAATTTGATCAATGGTTACAGTGTCTGAACCGCTGTCTTTATACACGGCCTTACCGGCGGGCTGTGTAACAAAGACAAACTTAGTACCAGCTTGTAAATCGACTTTTGCGTCAGAATTGCTAGACGTGAAAACGGTGTCCCTTGACAGAGTATCAGGCGAGCCCTGCGTTACTGTGCCAAGACCAACCTCATACTCGCCATTATCATTATCGATAATGGCGTAAAAGGTGGTGTTTCCTGCGCCGACACCCGCAACAAAGGTTTGAAAGCCGACTTCGGCCCCAGCAAGTGAAACGGTCCCAGTGCCTGTTGTACCGGTCGATTCTTTTACGCGATCCGCGATTGCAAAAGCCATTAAAGGTCCTTATGCGATGCGAATAATTGCGTTACTCGCGTCCGCTGTTGGGAACTGAATTGTAAAATCGCCGTTTGTTGACGTTTTGTCCGCACCAAAGTCTAGAACAGCAATTGCATTTCCTGCCGGAGAGCCACCAGATCCACCGGTGCCGGTCTGCTTGTAAATTAAAGCTCCTCGCGCCGTAATGGTAAGACTTGAAAAAGTCTCATCGGTAAAATCTACAAAAGCAGTAGTCCCTGACGACGTAGTCGTATGGCCGTCTAGTTCTTGTCCTCCGGGATGGTATGTCCCGGCGGAAGCTGAAGCTTCATTAGTTGCACTATACGCTGTTGTAGTTGCGTCAAGCGTTGCCGAGGAAGTATACAAAGCAATGTAATGCTCCTGCGTGCTTGAAGAAGAAAAATCGTGAACACCTTCAAGAAGCTCTTCCTTGAAAGAAGTACACATGTAGTTTCCAGAAAAAGCCATCTTAAAGTCTCCTTATGGCGTCCGCTAATTTTGGATGACCCGCATCCATTAAAGCATTATAAACAGTTGTTCGATCTGCCCGAACAGCTTCTTTAAAATACTGCTCTACAAGTTTAGCAATATTTTCTTTGTAAGCATACGCCTGTTGTTTAAGAACAGGGTCGGTGGTGTCTGAAACACTAATAATCTTATCAGCACACCGTTGTGCAACTTCCTCGGGGGTAAAACCACGGCCCTCGGTTGTATGCACCTTTACTAAATTTTCGTATCTTGGGACATCCAAGCTAAACGTAAACATTATGTTCTTGCCCTCATCACTGAACCTGAACGGTATTTATCGGTATTTTCAATTCCTTCGGCAAAGTTTTTCAGTCTAGATAACGCCTGGACGTACTGTTGTTGATATGCTTGTACAACATCAGGCTCACCTTTCATAAAAATGTACGCTTCAATCAAAGATCCGTACAACAAGGCTTGTGGTACATTTGTGCTCAACCATGTGGTCCCGTCATCTCCGGCTGCTGTAAGGCTAACAGGGCGGTAATAATAGTGAAGCTCCACGTTGTATGAAGCATCAGGAGTTGGACCAACAATCAAGTTATCTACGTCATAATATCCGTAATATACAGGCGGCGCTAGATTCGCTGGGTCAGGGGCGTACTCTTCAACAAAATTAGCGTCTTTTTGAAGCAAGTATTTAAGGCCTTCTTCCGTAATATACGAAAGAGAAAACGCAGACAAAAAGTCATTGGGAAGAGCCAAATACTTATTACCTTGAGTCAACGCTCCACCTACGTTCTTTTTAAACAGCTCAAGATCAACAGAATGAAAAATGTTGTCTTCCGCATTACGAATAAAGTTCGGAAGATTATTGACGAACGTAGTTTCTTGGTTTTCGCAGTAATCTTGAATCGCGGTTTTTAACTGAGAAAATGTATAACTCATAACGTATTCACCTTATAACCCATACCGCTGTGGACACTACAATATGTATACAATGTTGGCGCACCGATAGCGACGGTTATTTGAGTATATGCTCCAGCAGACCCCGGTGTGCCTACATAAGTAACACCTGTTGTATATTCTACCCCACCACCGTGTGTGCCGTCAGGAGTTGTTGAAAAACGAAGAGGATGCCCAGAATTTGAAACATTCGACTGATCGTAACGATAGGTAGAACCTTCGTAAACATCTCTTCCTGCGATACCGGGTTGCGCTCCGTCCTGATAAAAGACGTTTCCTGAACCCGGATCGGAAACGGTCATTGTGTATGTGGCCGCAATAGTTACAACATTAACCGTAACTTCTCCAACAGACGCTGTAGCATCTACCCCAGTAGCAGTTGTCGATATGTTGGTTATTTCCGTAACTTCTCCAACAGCCGTAACTGTCCCAACCCTGCCAAAGATTTGTGGTCTAGGTATCGGAAGACCAACTGTATCAGTATATACAAAAACTTTTAACCCTTCAGTTACATCAGGTCTAGGATCACGCAAAGCTTGAGGATCTGCACCAACATTTGGTGCGCTTAATTGAGGGTGTTTTTCTTCATACTCGTCTGGTCCAACTAGCAATCCGTTCCATTCTTTCCGCATCTCGCGCAAACGATACCGGAAACCAGATCGATCCGATATACCGTACGCATATTTCGCAGAAGCATAACGAGCCACTTTTTTAGAACCTAATGTACTGAATATCTGGTTGTAGCTTTAAGGCTACACGATCTTCGTCTTCGTCAGAAGCACGCTGGAACTCTTCCTCATAGACCGCCTTTAATAACTGCACACGCTCTGGGGCTTTTTTCATAGACAGGTAATAAGATAACCCGGCGATCATGCAAGGCAGGAACCGGTAAGGAACGTCAGTCGTATTTTGCAACGAGTCAGCATCTTCAATGCGGGTGATGTAGTAGTACACCAGCTCATCTGTACTGTTCTCTGGAACCGGCCATACGGACAGTTCTGGGCTGGTCTGACGGTTAAAGTAGAATTGGGAGGGTCTCCCGGTAGTCGTCTTGTTGGGAACATTCAAATATTCCCCGCGACTTATGCGGTCTACTTCGTAATCAGCTCCATTTCGGCGTAATGCAACTTCCAGGATATCGTTCATCGGGGACGTTAGTCCATTTCCCGAGTTGTATGTCGCCGTCCCAGAAACCAGAGTAAGCGTCGCTTGCTTCACTGTCCAGAGATTTACGCCACGATTTGCCCATTCGGAGAACATGATATTCAATGAACGACGAGCAGTCTTCGCGTCATACCCTGTACGAACTTCTAAGCCGCATCTTTCGTATGCTTCTTCAATAATTTCTGCGACATCGAGGTCGAAATCTCTTGAACCTGAAGTTGCCATTTACTTACTTCCGCTTTTTGCCGTGTACCATTCCGCCGCATGCATATTTCTGTGCATTGCAAGAACAACCGTTTCCGCCGCACTTAGAACAAACTGTACCGCCTTTCTTGTAGCCTTTCTTCTTCCCACCACAATTCATGACTTTTTCCCTTTCCAATTTACACGCTTAGAAGAAGTCTTCTTCTTCATTGCCGTTTTTGCCCCTGCAGTTTTACACTGCGCCTTTGTTGGACGACAGGCAGGGTAGCTTTTGCGCTTGTCCTTGCTACCTGATCGTCCGCATGGCTTGCCGGTTTTACAATCGACCCAGCCTTTTCCTTTGTTCTGGCCGAACCACTTACGAAGTGATGCGCCCTTTGCAGTCTTGCGAACAGCCATTACAGTTTCTTCGTCTTCTTGCCCCAGTTAGCCGCACCAACCTTCCGGCATTTAGCTAAAGCCCCACTAGCATACGCTGAAGGCCAAACTTTGTAACGCGACTTGACCTTAGTGTAACACGCGTCTTTCTTTGTCTTACTTTTACTTGGCACTGTCGTCACCTGCTTGCTTATAGCTGAACGTGATATAGCCACTACTTATCCATAACCATAAAGAATAAAGCCCCGGATAGCCCACAGATTTGGACCAAGGCAATAGCCATGATACCCCAAAGTCGGCCATTCACTTCTTTAACAAAATCAGTCAACTTATCCACATCTTTTTCGATATGCATAAGATGATTGTTTTCCAACCGCTCGAGGATTGTTTCGATAATCCCGATCTTGTTGTGGATGACGTGGATTTCATCCTCAATTTCTTCGTGTTTCAAAACAATTTGTCCTTCTACCACTTTTTGCATGACCAGTACTTTGCCTTGAGCTTACTCAAAGTCCCTTTATCGCAGCCGTGCCGAGCGCGGAAAGACTTACGCGCTTTGGGGTTAGACTTACGAATCTTCATGTTAGCATCGCCAAAACGAACAATCTTTTCTTTGCCGTTTTCGCATGCCTTAACAACAAACTTTTTACCACCAGAGACCTGACGCTTTGGCTTGTTGCATTTCATTTTGGACTTGTCAATCTTAGCCATTACAAGGGTCCTGAATTCTGAATGTAGGTGATATCAAGAGTAGCGGAACAGGTAACAGATCCTCCAGAGGAATCGGCCTGCGCCCTAACTTCAATGTCCGTGCACTCGTAAAAAGGAATAGGGTTCCAGTAAGAAATAGCCGTGCTGTTGTTAGCCAAAAGCACTCTGTCTTTGACGTTAAAAACACCGTCTTTTGGTCTGGCTACTAAAGTAAAAATAGCAAACTTACCGGCGGAAGAAGATGAAGATACGTCCTTTTGATGTAAATAGGCTGTATAACCAAAAGGCACTGTCCAAATACACATTAAGGTTTGATTATCACCAATACCCACCGTTGCATACTTATTTGTAGGGACTCCGCCTACAGGAGCGGCTTCTGTTCCTACATATAAAACCCCAGCGTTTGCCCCGCCAGAACCTGCTGTATTTACGACTATACGATTAACTCTGTACCAATTTAAAGCACCGTTAAGTTGTACACCTGCCTGACCATTTAAAGGAACAGTTACAGCTATCGGGTTAAAGTCGGCATCTAGTCCTGAAACTGTTGCGGTCCTTGCACCTGTGCCATCCGAGGTATCATTGATTGAACTGCTTGATATATACATCGTAGACGCGGTGGTTGGATAAACATACAGTCCGCCTTGGGACCATACTGTCTCCGTGGTTGTACCAATGTCGGGATTGTAACCAAACTTATGAACAAAAAGGTGCCCCGGGATTTGACCCCGGGACAATTGCAGTTCAAATGGCTCCGATGTTCCGACTTGGCTGATGGAGCGTATGTCGTAAACGGCCATTTGATTACCTATGCGTGAAACGCGGTTAGGTTAGTAAACACTGTTGTTCCAGCGGTGTATGGGAAATAACACCCATTCTCGAAAATAACGCCTTCACCTGGAATGGTGACATCGCGTTCTGCAGTCGCTGAAGCAACGGTCCCTAACTTTAGTTTCTCTGTACCTGTTGCGCTTCCATTGGTGAATGAAACAGTGCCTGCAGTCGCTGAGTTCACAATGAATGCACCTTTTAAACGGGCGCGTTCTGCGAAAATAACGTCCAAAGCATCGTTAGACATGCCAACAGAAAGAGTGCTGACAGTATCGTCATCAACAGTGACTGCAGTTACCGTACGGAAGTACAAAGTCCCCGTCGATACACCTGATCCTGTTACACCGATACTTTCTGTCTGAACTGTTCCATTAACATCTGTGCCTGTTACGGTAACCGTGCGGTCACCGTCAGCACCTGCCGCTGTCACAGTGATCTTGCGGGCAGCGGTGAAAGTAACCGCCCCGCCCGAAGCATCTGTTCCATCAATTGGAATAGCTTGTTCACCACCACCAGAAAGATTCTCTGCGGTACAAACGCTTACGGCATCGGCGGCATTGGTGTCCGCGTCGATGAATTTAGCCTTTACGTCTGATCCAGCCATGAGCTATCTCCTCTTAAGTGAGTGCAGTTGTGGTAACTTTAACCCAAGCTGATCCATCGCTTACAACAAGTGCAAATTCATCGTTACCCGCACCGTTGTCAGTAATGATGTACAAAGCGCCTGTGTTACTCGCCGCCGCTGGAAGATCATCAGTCAAAGTTGAAGTCAGAGTGATTGACCCCGCAACGTTACCTGTAACCGCGCCAACAAAACCAGCAGTTGAAGTGACTGGACCTGAGAAAGTAGTAGAAGCCATTGTGAATACCTCTTGCACAAGGGTTCGCTCGTTAGTCTGTGCAACGTCAGGGGGAATGTCCTGTCTAACAAGCTACTGTGATTCCCTGTGTGAAGTATACCCCACAAAAAGAAGGAGTGCATAGCACTCCTTAAGGGGGTTTCTCAAATGAATCGAGAGCTTACCTCGACCCCTAAATAAAACCATAATAAAAAAGGGGGCGCAAGGCCCCCTCTTCACAGTAGTTTAAAAACTACTTATGCAGCACCGGGTGAACCGAATACAGCGCGTGGATCCGAGAATCCGAAGCTGTAACGCTCACGCGCCTTGAAGCGCATGTTACCTGTGTCGAAGTCCGCTTCCATGTTAGTAGACAGCGGAGTACGCTCGAAGTGGACGAATCCACGAGGTGCGTCAGTCATGACGAAGAACGCATCTGGATCTGTCAGGAAGTCGTTGACAGCATAGCCGTCAGGCAACATACCCATAGAACGCAATGCGTTAACATCGTTGTCTGCTGTGCCAACGCGGAGGTTAGACACCATTAACCGCTCTGCAACGAACTGAAGCTGACGTGGAATAATCAACTTAGTACCGCGCAATGCAACCTTGAGGCCACGCTCATCGACAAAACCAGCGATGCTGATCAATGCGTCTTCGAGTGAAGTTTCGTTAAGGTCGGCGGCAGTTGTAGGCTCGTTGGCGAATGAACCGCCAGAAGTCAGTGGGTGGTCAGTCGCACAAAGCGCCTTACCGTCACCACCAGCATTCGCACCTGCAGTGAACGCGTTGTTCAATACAGAAGCAGCCTTGACTTGCTTAGTGTGAGCCATTGAACGAGCAAGAGCACGAGTGTAGCGTGAAGAAAGACGATCATACAGATTGTCTTCTACTGCTTCTTCAGTGATCGAGAATGCTAGTGCAACAGTCTCATGGTTGTAGCGAGCTGTGTAAGCTTCTTGTGCATCGTCATACGATACGCCAGAACCTTCACCCTTAGTAGGTGCAGCTCCGAAACCTGACAACATTACTTCTTCTTCAAATGCACGATCTGAAGATTCAGTTGTGTAGATTTCTGCGTGTTGATTTTCGTACTTGGCGTACTCCATGCCGAAGAGGGCATTGAGTCCAGGCTCAAGTTCTTTCGCTAGTTGTGCGCGAGAAATAGCCATTATTTATGTCCCCTTATGCCACGGTGCCTTCAGCGTTGTTAGAAAGCAACGCATGATTGTTGAACATAACGATCATACTAACGCCAGCCGCAGTGAAGTCTGAGTTCTCAGGATCATCGTAGATACCTACGACCTTCAATGGTAAGGATGGATCAGTATTATCAATCGTATCGACATCAAAAGCCGCCGCAGAAAGACCTGTAGTGGTCGATCCTGTAGTTGCTGTTGACATTGCAACGTTCTCAAAAATCGCTGCTTTCGCTGCTGCTTCTGTTACGAAGGTAGCGTCAGTAGAAATAATGAATCGTTGCGTTGGGTTATCGTAAACGTAAGCTACGATATCAAAGTTAGTATCTGCGCCAGAACCAGGCCAGTAGTTAGACCATGTTTTCTTGCCAGTTACTGAAGAAACGTATTCACAGCCTGAGAATACACCAACGTGCTTATAAGTGTCCCCGGATGCTGAACCAGTAATAGCAATAGTGCCATCATTGGTAGCAATGACCGGTGAACCCTGATAAATCGCACTGGCGTCAGACTTGATGAAATACGCAGTTGTACCTGTGCTGTTGGGTGCCCCACCAGCAAGGTTGATCGGCTTTAGGCCGAAAGCGCCATTTACATTAGCCATTTAGATCACCTCTAAAAGTTTCCTTTAATCGGCGTCGTTTTTACGTCCGCCGAAACTTACACGACTTTGCCGACTTTGATTAATCGGCATTGAAGGGTGTTGTTCCTTCATCAGGTCCTGGTCAACAGCAATCATTTGTTCGCGGGTCCGGTTCCCGTAATACTCGGCTCTTTCCTGAGCTGTCTCCACAGGTATGCGGCATAACATCAGACCACCTTGGCCGATGACGCCAGCATGTTTGCCCTCTCCGATAACTGGGTAATCGTAATCTGGATATTCTTCAGCACGGACAGGTTCCCATCCCTCGCGTAATTTAGTGTGGACATTCATTGTGTCCTCTTCATTACGCATTGCTGTACGAATCCAGCGATGTACATAGCCCTCGGGGGCAGGTGGTGCATCCAACCGACTTGGTGGTGCCCACGGTTTTCTGCGCTCTTCCGTTGAGCGATTTTTGGCTGCGCGTGGTGTGCGTGTATTAGCTTCTGTCATAACAGTTCTCCTTAGTCCTTAACGTATTTTGCGTATTCTTCAAGTGGAACGCCAAGCTTCTTGGCTATGGCCACTTGAGATGGACTTAGCTTGACTGTTCTGCGCCCTGACTTTTTACGAGAAGCTGAAGTATCAGCAGGTGCGACCTGACCACTTCTCCCGTTTTTCTGACCGGCAAACTTGTGCGGGAACTCCGAACGAATCTGTCGATCTATTTCATTGTAATACTCATCAGAAGTTGGATCAAATCCTTCTTCTTCCACAAGTCTTTTATGGATACCAAAAGCAGCAAAAGTCATAACATCGTCCTGACCAAACCACTCGTTCTTTGTTGCCCACTCCTGGGCTCTTGGATCAGGCTCTGGAGCACGCTCTTGCTGTTGTGCGGGCTGTGCAGGAGCGGTCTCCTGTTCTGGCACACGTTCAACTTCCAGTTTTTCCTGCTGTTTTTTAGCGAGACGATAACGCTCTTGCTCAATGGCAATCTGGTTCATCATCTGTTGTGCTTCAAACTGCTTATCTATGTCGCCACGATCATGCGCGTCTCGGTAAGCTTGCCTAGCAAGATTCAGTTGATTATCTAAACGTGCGCCATACTCCGTTAGATGCGCCTGCTGTGAGCCCTGCACCTGAGTCTTTAGCTTTTCGTTTTCTTCGCGCAGTTTTTGCGCTAAACGTACAGCTTCTTCTCGATCACGTTCTTCCTGACGATATTTCTCCGTCAGTTTTTTAATACGTTTCTGGACATTCTTGCTGTAGTTCTCAAGCTCTTCTTCCGACTGTTCGGGCTCTGCTTGAGCCTGCTGTTTGGTTTCCGCTTCAGGTTCGGCAGTTTCCTCCGCTTCCTCCGCTTCCTCCGCTTCGGGCAGATCAACCTCTATTTCTTCAATTTCATTCTTTTCTTCTTCAGACATTCATCACATCTCCTGGTTCAAGAATCGTCGCAATGACTTCATCATCGTTAATAATCCGGATTTCCCCACCATCAATCTTGAATCGGGAACCCGCATAGCGGCCAATACAAACCCACTCACCTTCTTTACACCAAGGTTCGCAATCCCCAAACTTGCCGGGATCTTTATACGCCAACGGACCGATTTTAAGAACGTACGCCACAACAGTAGCCAGTTGTTCCCGTTGCCGGATCTCATCTGGGATATATATCCCACCTTCAGTGGTGGATTGACCCTGATATGGCATTACAAGAATCCGCCATCCCGTAGGAGTTGGCAGTCTTTCTTTTAATGATTTATCGAGGAGGGAGGGGTCTAGGACGCGGTTCGACTCTTCAACATAGGCGTTTTCGAGTGACGGTCCATCTTTCTTCGGTTCTTTCGCAGTGTCTTCAGCAGCTAAACTAGCGGCGACGTGCTCCGGAACTAGCAAGGAGGTCTTCGACATCGTCTTCACTTTTCTCCAGCAGGGTTTTCATTTCGTCGATGGCAGTAGCAATACCCTGAAGCTCACCTACCATACTGCGATATTGCTCATAGTTCTGAGCAATACCGTTTGCCAATTGATCCCGTAAATCGAATTCACGTTCTCGTAGGACTTTATACAATGATTGTGCGAATTGAACAACATCCATTATAAAATATCATGCTCCGATCCGTCGTCCGCATCGGTGATTGGACCGCCTTCAGCCCAGCTATCACAGGTGTGATCCGCACTGCACATGAATTTATACATCTGACAATATCCAAGATTTGGGTTGTTGCCCATGCATTCCATAATGTCATGTGTTTGATTAAACGCTACACAGTTTCCACAAACATCAGAAAGCTTAAAACCGCCGTCGTTCTGCGGATCACGGTAGTTTGCTTCTTCTACCGCGGACTGCTTGTTCGCTTCGTTGACTTCTGGGTCTTGCGTAGCAAGAGGGCAGTTCTTACCGTCTTCACTTTCTTCCATCTTATCAACAGGCATACCGCCCATTGTGATCGTGATGCTGTACATTAGAACGTACCTTTAAATTTCTTGCCTTGAATAGCAGAACGGGTACCAGCACACACTGAGCCGCCCATAGCGTATTTTTCCACAGGCTCTTGATCTCCTCGACGAGACGTTTTCTTGTACTCTTCGCGGGATTTCTTGTCTTTTAATCGGCGGTCTTCAAACAGCATCTCGTCCATAAAGGCAGAGGTTTCTTCTTTGCCAGTTACAGGCTCCATCGGAGGATCACGGTAAACCGAGCCGCCTTTCTCAAAGCCTGCAACGCCGCGACCTTTCAGAACGTCGGCTCTCGTGATTTTGCCGTCACCTGTTAAATCTGTAAGTTTTTTCTTCCCCGGCATCACTTGCCTCCTTTCTTCATGGACATGATTTTGTCCGCTGATTTTAAGCCAAAACTAGCACTGACGGCGATAAACAGCAAATATTGATACCACTCAGGCAATTGATTCAGTGCAGCAAAACCTTCATTAACACGATCAATAATTGCAGTGTCATTCATCGCAACACTATACGCAACGGCAATCAAAGGAAGCGACAGGATGATCGAGAAAAATTCATCTTTCCATGAATTCTTTGTGGCGTCCGCCATCTTACTTTCCCAGTCAGCATCGTTCTGGATCGCATTAATCTTGCGTTCTTGGATTGCTTTCTTTTCGTCCGCTTTGCCTTTGATAAACTCTTTTCCGAGTTCAAGGGCTGGGCCAAGCAACATGTTTAACATCACTTTATCTCCTGTGGT